CACGAATACCTCACAAGCAACGGCGATTACAAATTTACAAAGTGATCTTAGTACAGCGGAAGGCGATATTACTACTAACGCTTCAGCTATATCAAGTTTAGGTACTAGGGTTACAACCGCCGAGGGGAATATCACAAGTATAACCTCAGATGTTACAACATTACAAAACGATCTTAGTACAGCAGAGGGTGACATTAGTACTAACGCTTCAGCTATCTCTGGATTGCAAACCCAAATAACATCCAATGATGGAGATATCACAACAATTACGTCTGATGTAACAGAATTAGAATCTACCTTAACTGGTTACAGTTCCAGTTCTACAGTAGCTTCTGCGATCTCTGGATTACAAACCCAGATAACATCCAATGATGGCGATATCACAACCATTACTTCTGACGTTACGGCTTTGGAGTCTACTTTAACTGGATATAGCTCTAGTTCTACAGTAGCTTCTGCTATCTCTGGGCTGCAAACGCAAATAACTGCAAATGATGGTGACATAACAACCATTACTTCTGACGTTACAGCTTTGGAATCTACCTTAACTGGGTATAGCTCTAGTTCTACAGTAGCTTCTGCTATATCAGGATTACAAACTCAGATCACTGCAAATGATGGTGATATAACGACACTTACTTCTAATGTCACAGCGTTAGAATCTACTTTGACTGGATATAGCTCTAGTTCTACAGTAGCTTCTGCGATCTCTGGGTTGCAGACTCAGATAACAGCCAACGACGGCGACATCTCATCAATAAGTAGCTCTATAACAAACCTAACAAGTGATTTGTCTACAGCTGAGGGAGATATAACTAGCAATGCAACTGCAATATCTTCTTTACAAACAACAGTGACATCTCAGGGCACCAGCATTAGCTCAAACGCTACTGCAATCAGCTCATTACAAAGCACCACAGGAAGCAACAGTGCAAGCATTACCACATTACAAACAGCAACAACAAACTTACAGAACGATGCAAGTGCGTCTTATGTATTAAAGGTTGAAGCAAATGGATCTGTTTCTGGAATGGTGCTAGAGGCAAATGCCTTTGGTGCAGGAGCAGGATCGGCTGTTCAATTTACCTCAGATAAGTTTGCTATTTGGAATGGGTCCTCTGGTACAGCCCCCTTTATTGTAAGCGGAGGCACTGTTTTTATAGCAGACGCTATGATCCAAAACGGAGCTATAACAAACGCTAAGATTGGTAACCTAGCTGTAGAAGAAGGTAAAATAGCAAACCTTGCTGTAACTAACGCAAAGATTGGTAATTTAGCTGTTACAGAAGGAAAAATTCAAAATTTAGCCGTAACTAATGCAAAAATAGCAGATGCAACTATTCAAGACGCAAAAATAGCTAACTTAAATGCCAGTAAGATAACCGCAGGTTTTATTAGTGCAGATAGAATCAATTCAAACACTATTACTGCTGACAAAATTAATGTAACCGACTTAACTTTAGAGTTTACAGCGGCAACTGTTTCAGGAGTAACTATTGGCGGGTTTGCTAGTAACACAATGAGACTAAAACAAGTGGCAGAATTAGGAACAACTCCAGGTGTTTATCATATTATGTGTAGAGTTTTTGGTAGTAGTGGACAAGTTAAAACACTGTCTATTGTAGCTGGGGATGGCACATATGGTGCAGGAGCTAGTTTTGAATTACGAAATGATTTCGCTTACAGCGATGGAACTGCTCCAACAATTCCAACTGCGGATCAAGGGTATGCACAATATCATTCAGGACAGTCTCAATATTGGTCAGCTATTGATAGATTTGATAGCACCAATGAGATGGTACAAAAAGATTTTATTGTGCGTAAAGTAAGTAGTACGAGCAGAACTTTAAGATTGTTTATTCTTGCACAAGGGGATGGTGGAACTAGATATCTTAGCAATGTTCAATACGGTGTTTATAGGTTCTCAGAAATATAATGGCAACACATAATTTTAATTACACATACGAATATGTTGGTGTTAAAACAATGCCACTCAGCCGAGAAGATAACACACAAATTGTTAGAGAAGTTTGTGTAGCAGTTACCGCTGTAGATCAAGCAGACAGCACACAAACAATGACAGAAAATATGTATTCTCCATTAGAAGGTGTTTATTCTTATAGACACGATGGGTTACCCAATAATTTTATACCAATAGATACTTTAACTAATGCCAAAGTTATTGAGTGGTATCAAAACACCGTGGAAACAGCAGATTTAGATGGTTATTTTACTTGGCAAATATATGGAGTTGCCGAAAATGATGACATAGAGTAAGATAAAACTATGAAATGTGGAGGCATAAATATGTATAACTACAGCAACAAAAAGAAACCTAGTAAAAAGAAATCTATGACTAAAAAACCTAAGGCAATGTCTTACGGCAAAAAGAAAAAGAAGTAGGTAAGTATGGATAAGCTAGGAGTGCTTTGCACACAAAAGGAAGTGCTGCACGGTCAACGTGCACAAATAACTTTAGATTTAGAGGTTTTATTAAATAACCCAACTAGTATTCCTGAACATACAGCTTTTAGTATTGAACTAGATAAGCTTATAGGACAACTAGCGGAAGTTAATGATAAGATAAAGATTATTGATTTTTTAATATCAACATCGGAGAAATCAAATGGCTAATGAAAAATATATGCAAGCTGCAAAAGCTCGCAAAAAGAAAAGAAAAAACGGTACGCTTGCTTCTTTGTATGGAGACCCCAATAAAGTAACTCGCGGTGATATTATTACTGCAGCCATAAAAAATAAAAATGGCAAGAACTAAAAATAAACCCTTTCAAAAAGTTGTAAAGAAAAGCATTACTAAACGACAAGAAGCTGCTTTAAAAAGACACAGCAAACATCACAACACAAAACATATGGCTTATATGAAAAGACGTATGCTTATGGGCGATACATTTAGAACTGCACACAAAAAGGCCCAGAACAAAGTCGGTAAGTAGTGGCTGCTAAAAGAAACTATCGTAAAGAGTACGATAATTACCATTCAAAAGAAACACAAAAAAAACGCAGAGCTGGACGCAACAAGTCCAGGCGTATTATGGTGCGTTTAGGTAAAGCTAAAAAAGGTGATGGTAAAGATGTAGCACATAAAGATAACAACCCTTTAAATGCTAAAGTAAAGAACATTAGAATGGAATCAAAAAAATCTAATAGATCTTTTAAACGTACAAAAACATCTCGTAGAAAGAGAAAATGAACATCATTTGGTATACTATAATAATAGCCTTATTGATTATGGCAGGAGTTTTTTATATGGAATACATTGAAAAGTTTTTTAAAAAAGTGAAAAAAAGTTATGCAAAACTTTTTAAATGGGGATTAACGCCCAATAAACCACAGGCGCCAAAAAAAAGAGGGCGCCCAAGGAAGGTAAAATAATGCCAAAGAAAGCAGTTAAAAGAAAAACTAGTAAAAGAAAGGGGGCAACTCCTACTAATCCAAGCTTATATGCTAGAGTAAAGTCAGAAGCTAAACGTAAGTTTAAGGTATATCCAAGTGCATATGCCAACGGTTGGTTAGTGCGTACTTATAAAAAACGCGGTGGTGGGTATAGATAATGGCTAAACCTACGGGTGGATTAACTGCATGGTTTGGTAAAGGGCCAAAAGGTGACTGGGTTGATATTGGTGCACCAAAGAAAAAAGGTAAATATCAAGCATGTGGTAGAAAATCTGCTAAAGGTAAAAGCAAGCGTAAGTACCCAAAATGTGTACCAAGATCAAAAGCTAATAGCATGACTGCAGCACAAAAGCGCAGCGCTGTTAAACGTAAACGTGCAGCTGGCAACCCAGGTGGTAAGCCACGAAATGTAAAAACTATTGTAAAAAGAAGGAGAACCCGTGCCAAGAAAAAGAGATAATATGCCTAAGCGGAATAAAAAGAATTTTCGTCCAACTAAAAAAGGCGCTGGTATGACCAGAGCTGGAGTAGCAGCGTACAGAAGAAAAAATCCTGGATCTAAACTTAAAACCGCAGTAACAGGAAAAGTTAAAAAGGGAAGCAAAGCTGCTAAAAGACGTAAGTCTTATTGCGCTAGATCTGCTGGTCAAATGAAAAAATTCCCAAAAGCAGCAAAAAATCCTAATTCAAGGTTGAGGCAAGCAAGAAAACGCTGGAAGTGTTAATTTTTAGGGTTTTTTAAAAAAATGGCTTCACCAGATGCCCGTGGTAAAGAGATCTCATAGTAGTTAATGCATTAGGTATCGTAAGAGCTAAAATGCAGTGATGGGCTTCTTAGAGCGTGTAACACGGTTTAACTGTTTTACCTGTCTTATATCGTAATTTTCAGCAGCGTTTCGTAAATTTATAAGTTTTTTATCTAAATTTGAGTAAGTTCCCCATTCTTTTAACTCAGTTGCAGTTCTTCCACATCCTTTGCAACGTTCATCACCCCATTGAGTTACAGAACAAATTCCAATGCATGGACAATCTGCAAGACTTGCACAACAACCGAGTGATTTTGTTAATCTAGTGAACCGTGTTTCTTCACTCATTGTTTTTTTCTACAACCTTTATTAGACGTTGTAGATACCATTCTGCTTTTCGTAAATCTTGTCCTTTGTTTTTTTGTTCATATCTCCAAAGATATTTCATTACGTTGCCTTTACAATATGCAGCGAACTGGTCGTCTGTCATACTTGCTTCTATTGCACTTATACACTCTATACCACCCTGGTTATAGTGTATTGGTTTGTTTACTGGGTCAAATTCCATTTAATCCTCCTTATTATGTAAACATATGTTGCTTATTTTGTCTATAAATTCTTTAATTGGCACGGCATGCTTAAGAAACTCGTCTAAAGTAAAAAATTTTTTTTGGAAGTCTTGGCTTACAACACAAAGATCCGGGGCCCCTATAATGTAATACACAGGCATGTTGTAGTCATACTGTCTTTGTAACCAAATTCTTTGTTGTGGTGAAAGATCAACTTTTATTTTTGACGTGCTACGTTTAGGCAGCTGTTGTATGTATTTGTATTCAAAAAAAGCAAACCCGGCTGGGCCTGAATAAAAAGTGTCGGGGACACCTCCATGGTATGGATCATTAATTTTCCACTTATAAACTTCTTTAGGAAGCTTTTTGTGAATTTTGTTGAT